ACACGAGCGATGGGCGGAGCACAAGCAACGTGAGCCCTCCTAAGAGGGCGAGGACGGAAATTAGCCACAGAGAACCTCCGATAGCCAAGACTCCCATAGGGAGATCCAGGAGCTTTTGCGAAAAGGAATCAGTTGCATTTTGATTCCTACTGTTTGTCCTAGTCATAGTGACCAGTCACCCTCTACTTTATCAGTAGAAGGGCTCCTGGCCCCAGATGGCCGGGCGAACAGTCGCGTTGGACAGGTGGTTGATGACATACGCCACCAAGTCCTTCTTCTCCTGGTCCGTCGCGTCCTGGGCAAAGTTCAATCGAACTTGGGCAGAACTGACACGGACTCGAGCCGTCACACCGTTCACAGTTCCCAGAGTCGGCAATTCATAGCCGAAAATCCGGGAGTTTGCGCCCGTTGAGGACTTCGCTTCGCGGTATTCGTCAGTCAGCTTGATGTAGCCAATGGCCACACCAGCCGTCTTTTCGAACCACTTAGCGATGTTCCCGACGAAGCCAGCAAACGCGAACGTGCGATTGACAGGAGTGGTTGCACCATCAGCGATGGTGAGCGCAGCAACAGCAGGCATTTTGCCTTCCTTCGATTCACTAGGAGCAGTCGGTAACCCAACGGCTCTGGTGTCTCCGATAGACGGAATTGTCTATCGGTACATCGGTTAGAATGAACACGCTTGGCGTAGCAAAGCCAAGGCGGTCATGACGTGGGATCCACTCATCGGGTTCTTCACGCTTGGAAGCGTGGCGAACGGTACCGATGTGCTCACCGTCCTGTCCAGATAGACCTTGTAATAACTAGCGTCCCAATCACAGACGTAGTTATACCCGGCCGCATCTGACCAGTTCGTGCCCCGTAGCTTAGCAGAGCATCTTAGAAATTTGCTCGAACTAAAGCCCTTCACCTCGTAGCCTAGGGTTGCGTCAAATTGGTCGAAATAATCGCCAAGTGGCCAAGCCCAATCGACTACGAAAGACAGCCGGGTTAATTCCCAGCTCAGTGAAACGGGGTTTGTGAATCCAAATCGCGAGGCAAGAATCAGAGCTGCATTGTCCGGAATCAAATCAATCCGAACGAATGCAACGGCGTTCAACTCGATTTGCGCTGAGTGATGTTCAGTAACTACATTACTCCCGCTTTCCGAATGATACGTCGTCCCTCTGTACTTCTGCTTGGCGACGGCCTTTACTGTGACCATGTATTGGTCGCGCGGATTTTTCCGATCGAGGGTCGTCACGGCCCCGTGGATATCCGACATTAAAGGCCTAAGGGCGTATTGAAGAGCCAACCATTCACTTTGGAGGTCCTTCAGAAGTCGCGAAGAGAGGTTCTTACCCTGGAAATAACGCCTCCAGGATATAAAGTTTCTCTTCCTGAACTTCCAAATTAGCTCCGCCATGCGGTCGATCTGTTGCGCCACATACCTGCTAGTCTGGGCACGCTCTGCGAATGCCTGGGCGAGATTAATGTCCGAAGACTTAATCTTTAACCTGGCTTTAAGCAGGGCTTGATTGGACAAACCAGCAGGAAACGAGTCACTCATACCGATCTTTGCAAAATGATCGGTGAGGCAGGACCGCGCACTACTCGAATGGACGGCACCAGTTGTAAGTCTGGTTCCGAACGATTTGTGTATACGCGATACTGACCCATGAGGGCCATCGTCGACAACCTCTTCTAACCCGTATGCAGTTGGCGGAAGCCAACGGCCTCGCGGTTTCTTGCGAGAATAATCGGAAGCAGTACGATGAGCATGTCTGTGCGTCGGGTATGAACCAGCCGTAGTACTGCCATCGGCAGCTAAGACGGTCCATGCCCTAGGCACATTTGCCACGTAATTCTTTCGATTTGCCATACATACATACCTGTTAGAAGGGAAGTACCAACCCTGGGATTTACCAGGACAGGCCTACGCGTCATAGCGTAGTGGAGCTAACGAGCAGCACTAAGATAACTTAGTGCCGAGTCGTTAACGGCCTAGTAGAGCGAGAGTGCTAAGCACTCTCGC